GCCAAGATTGCCCGGTTCAGCCCGGCCTTCTGGGCTACGTTCCGGCCCGGCTCGTCAACGGTTCCCTTAGCCGAACGGGTCATGTTCCGGATGTTCAACTTCTCGAACCGCAGCACATCGAAACGGCGCGCAAGGTCGGTGCTGGTCTTTTCCACCCAGTCTTTGCGGATGTCCGCTTCGCGGGCTTTAAGCTTCGCGACCTTGCCGTACTCGGCCCGCTTCGCGTCGGAGCCTCGTGGGGCACGGGCCGCCCGGCGCTGCGCCTTCCGCACCTTGGCCCGCTCGCGAACCGACAAGCTAGGGCAGTTCAGGATCTCGCCTGTCGACAGCGCGGCCGTGATCACCACACCCCGGTCTATGCCGACGATCTCGCCGGTACCCGGCCAGTTGATGGCCTCGGGGATCGCGGCGAACGCGACGTGCCACCGGCCCGAACGGTCACGGGTTACCCGGTAGGACTTGAAATCTGGCAGGTCGCGGGTGCGGCGGAACTTCACCCAACCGAGCTTCGGCACCCAACACTGCGACCATTTCCGGTTCAGCTTGCCAACCTTGGCATCCCTGCCGACGACGCGGAAGCCTTCCGATCGGCCTTTCTTCCGGAAGTCGGGTCTCCGATGGATGCCGCCGAAAAAGTTTCTCATCGCCTGGTCGAAGTCCCGCAACGCCTGCTGCTGGACGTTGACCGAACCTTCGCGGAGCCAGTCGAAGGCGGCCCGCGCTTCGGTCAGTTGCCGATTCCGTTCGGCATGGTTCGGCGCCGGTCCGCGATACCGCGACCAATGCGACTGCTGCTCCACGCAAAGGTTCCACACGAACCGTGCGTGCCCGCAATGCGCCTCCATCGCGACGGCCTGTTCAGGCGTCGGGTAGAGACGGAACCGGGACATGTCCAGTATTCTACAGGAATGGGGCAGAAATGGTTCCAGCGTGAGGCGGCGATTCACCCCCGGCGTGAACGCCGGGGCACCCTCGCCGCAAACCTGGTGGACGGCCGGTCGGACTCGCCGAGTGCCCCTCGCAGCAGCCGAAGGGCCTCGGCGACCTCGGACGCCATCCCCTCGCAGGCACAGGGCTCCGGGCCAAGAACGTCGATCGCTTCGCGGATTGCGCTGTCTCGCCTGGCGATTGTGTCCAGCGCGTGGGCCAGGTCCGACGTCCGCAGGTTGAGAATCCGCAGGAACCGGCGGGCCAACATCGCGTTCAACCCCGCCGGATCGACCTCCCGCCCGGCGAGAAGGTCATCAACCCGGCGTTCGGCTCTGCTGACCGCGTCGACAACGGCCACGTCGGTGGCACCATCCCGCTCGCAGATCTCGTTTTCCAACTCGGCGACCCGGGCGCGCAGGCGCTCGATCTCGGCCACCGGGCGCCACGACTCAGGCTCGGCGCCCTCGGCCGGCTCCCAGCCGTCCTCCGCGCAGTCGACGACGTGTCCGCCGCACATCACCCCGAAGTCGGCGGCCGTCTCCATCAGCGCGTCCGACAGTGAGTCCCACAGACCGAACGGGATCGGCTCGGTTTCGATGCGGGCCAGCACCCGGCGGCGAGGATCACCCATCACGCCAATCCTCCCCATTCAAGATCCGGCGCACCCGGTAGGCGGCCACCATGCGACCCGACGCCTCCATGGCTACGACCAGGTTCGACGTACCGCGGGCCTTCGACGCTTCCGCTTCCAAAGCCTCAACTAGGGCGATCAGCTCCGAGCGGAGCGCAGCCTCGGACGGCGACATCGTCAATCCTCCCAAGCCCGCATCTTGCGTAGCCGGTACGCGGCTTGCTGCAATACCTCGGTGAGCCAGTCAGAGACATCCGACGGCTCGGGATTGCCGTAGTCCCAGCCCTCAAGCAGGCGCCACAGGGCCCGCAGGTTCTCCGGCGTTCCGGCAACGGTCTCCGGCTCGACGAAGCCCTCCGCCTGCCACTCGCCGATCTGGCGGCGGCGCCAGACATGCACCGTCGGCGCGCCGTTCCACATCGGCCGGTCACACGGCTCACCGGAAAGGAAAGCGGCGCCGTTGGCGTGGTAAGACCAACAGCCCGACACCGACCCGTCCGGGTTCCGGTGACCCCACTCGACATGGTCCACCGGACTCGGCTCCCACTCGGCCATCAGACCAGCCCCCCGATCGCCCGGACCAGCCAGACCGACAGCCACACCGAGCCGTAGACCACCGCCAGCATGGTCGGAACGCCGACCGCGGCGACCATCGACCAGGCGAAGACTTGGGCAGCGAGCGGCGGACGTTTCGGCTCCGGTTTCGCACGCAGTTCGCAGACATCAGCCATCGAGGGCTCCATTCACACTGTCCGGCGGGTCGAGGTCGACCAGCTCCCAGCCCGCCTCGGTCTCGATCTCGGCCATCGCGAGCACCGGGCGCGGAGTCAGATCTACGCCGTACAGGATCGTCTCCGCCTGCCGAGTTGATGTTGTCAACGTCAGGCCTGTGACCGTCGAGCCCAGTTCCGCGTGCCAGCCGAGACGTACCGAGGCGACGATCAGACGGCCGATCCGACGGCCCGCCTCGAACACGGTGTGGGCACGGCGGATCGTGGTCGAACGCAGATCAGCCATCGGAGGTCTCCGGAAGGACCACCCGAACCGTCATCTCCAGACGGGTACCCGGGGGGAAGTCGGCGGCCACCGCATACCAACCCTCACCAGAGACACGGACATGACCGACATCCTCGCTGTTGGGCGGAACGAACCGCATCGGGCCGACCTTGCCCACAAAGCCAGACAGGAGTTCCGAGACAACCAGCGTCGTCGTATGCGCAGGAAGATCCGGAGACACGCGGGCACGTCTGTGGTCTTGGCACAGCCAGGTATCCCGATCGGCCAGCATCTTCGCGTTATCCCCACCGAGCGCCGCAGGCCACCGGAAGGTCTCAGAACATCCGGGGAAGGTGCAGCGGTACACGATGTAGTGCGGGGAACGGCTACCCATCAGCCGGCCCTTTGCCACTCGTCGCCGTCGAGCAGCACCGGCGAGCCCGGAAGCGACGCCACCTCACCCCACGGCTCGGGATCGGCGGCCGGCTCCGGCTGGGCCTCGACCATCGGGGCCACGTACTCCCAGATCGGCCGTTCCATCTCCTTGCCGATACTGAACCGCCACAGGCGAAGCTGCTGGATCACAGCCGTCTTCGACGGGGTAAGCCCGGCGCCGAGCATCTGGGCGACAGCCTTCCGCGCGGCCTCCAACATGATGTCCGGGATCGGAACACCGTCCGGCGTCTTCGGGATCGACGCCTCGGCGAGCCTCACCAGATCGGCGAGGTCCACGCGGATCGCCTCCCCCTCGGCCATATGGGCGTCATAACGGGCAGCCAGGCGACGAACAGCGGCGAGGACATCGCTGTCAGACATCGTCGTCACCCTGCCTGCGCGCAACCTCGGTCGCCCGCGGGAACGGCTCGTTGTCCTTCCACACCAGAAGACTGATCGTCCGGTCCTCCAACCAAGCGTTCCAGCCCTTGATGTAGGCCGCCAGCAGCGCGCGAGTTTCCGCCTTCCGCGGCACCATCGCCTCGCGGATCAGCCGATTCCGCAGCACCCGGATCGGGCTGTTCTCCGTCAGATCCGCACCGTCCATCAGTGGACCCCAAAACACCGAAGCCCGGTCCGGCGCCGCCTGCGCGATGATCCAGTAGGCCGCCGACGCCGTCGAGATCCGCGCGGGGATCATCTTCCGCAGCGCCCGGCCCTGCCGGATCGCCGTGTCCAACGACTCGCCATGCTCGTCAACAAACGCCAGCACCTGCGACAACGATCCGCGCCGAGCCATGCCCTGCTTTCGGCCCAACGTGTTGTTCACATAGCCCCAGCACAACTGCGCCGTCGCCGCGATGTTGTTCGGATCGGTGACGCCGCGAAGCTGCAACACGTTGCCCGTCGTACGACTGGCACCCTGATCCATCGTGTCCTGCGACTGCGGCGGCAGACCCACTGCCAGGACGAACGGCAACGTCACCCGGGCGCGGACCAGCGCCATCAGACGATGCTGACCATCCAGCAGCGTGCCATTGATGTCGAACCGGATCGTGTCGCCGTTGAACTGCCACTCGCCGCGGGCCATCTCCCCGGCGTAGGTGTCGATCCGGCTCGGCCGGGTCTTCCGGTTGTGCAGGTTGCGAGCCTCCAACCAGTAGGCGGCCATCTCCGGGGAGACGTCGACGATCCGAACATCCGGCGTCGGACTGATCGTCCGGTCGATTGTGCGAAGGGGTTCGGCGTGCAGCGCGGTCATGACAACTCCTAGAACCGTTGATGCGGGCGGGTTAGAAGGGAGGTTGATCCGAATACGACCCGGTGGGCGCGGGCTGTGACCACGGGTCGTCCGCGGGTGCCGGACCCTGCTGGCCATAGCCCTGGGCCGGACCCTGCGACTGCTGGCCATAACCCTGGCCGTTGTCCTGCGACGGGCCGCCGCGGGCCGCGCGCTGCACCTTCGCCGTGGCATACCTGAGACTCGGGCCGATCTCGTCGACGTCCAGCTCGAAGACGGTGCGCTTCTCACCCTCACGGGTCTCGAACGAGCGCTGCTTGAGCCGCCCCTGGACGATGACCCGGGCGCCCTTCGTCAGCGACTCCGCGACGTGCTCGGCCGCCTGCCGCCAGATCGAGCAGCGCAAGAACAGCGCCTCGCCGTCCTTATATTCGTTCGTCGCCTTGTCCAGCACCCGGGGTGTCGAGGCCACGGTGAAGCTAGCTACCGCAGCCCCGTTTGGCGTAAAGCGAAGCTCGGGATCGGATGTCAGGTTGCCCACCACTGTGATGACGGTTTCACCGGCCATGTCTAACTCGCCTTCCTGGTTGAACGCCGACCACGCGGCGGATCGATGCGGACGGGGCCCCCGACATGACCCCACGTCCGCCCGTTGACAATGTTGGAGACGCTTGCCACGCTGACCACATATTCAACCGCCAGCGAGACGATCATCTCGCCAGCAGCGAACCGGTCCCGAATCCGGATGATGTCCTCTTCGGTCAGCTTGGCCTTTGCGTTGCGGCTGCCCCTCGCACCCCGGATGCCAGCTCGGCCCTTGAGGTGCATGTCCAGAGTGTTGTCGCGGGGCGTCCCGAGGAAGAGATGCTCTGGCCGCACACAGGGCGGGTTGTCGCAACGGTGTAGTACCCACAGACCATCGGGGATGGGGCCGTTCGACAGCTCCCACGACACTCGATGTGCTGCCAGGCTCTCACCGTAGAAGGTGAGCTTGCCATACCCAGCCGGGGTCGTTGCTGCCGTCCACTCCCAGCACTCCGTATCCTTCTGCACTTGGTGCCAGAAGTGCTCGCTGAATCTCGCCTGCCAGCTACACTGAGCCATGCGATACGCCTCCCTTTCAGGCTGTCGAAGTGGCCTGCGGCGGGTTCTCCGGTCCGCCGCAGGCTGCGTATAACTCAGACTCGGACGGGCACCTGTCGGAGCCGTTTTCGGGCGAGGGTGCGCAGGGCAAGGCGGGTCATCTGGTTCTTCAGGTACACCGCATGTTCTCCCGCGGGAAGCGTGGCCATCAGGTTATGCATGTACCGGATGCCCCCATCCCCGTAGGCATTCCAGCCCCATGAGCAGAACCACCGATGGCCGCAGTGGGAGCAGACATACGCCGCGCACCAGCCATCCTCCCCGCGGTTCCACCACTCGACGTCGTTCCACAAGGCCACGGCCTTCGGAACCTCCGCCTCGTCCCAGCCATACAGGCAGCCCTCGGGGCAGCGATCCGAGAACGGTGGCGGCACGAACTCTCCCACGGCCACTATTCTATTCCTCTCGAACGTCAGTTCGCCATGTCGACGAAACGCGAATAGTGGCCTTGGAACGCGACCGTCACAACACCTGTCGCCCCGTGCCGGTTCTTGTCCACAATCAGGTCTGCTTCACCGGCACGCGACGACTCCGGACTCACCGCGTCCTCACGGTGGATGAGGATGATCCCGTCGGCGTCCTGTTCGATCGCCCCCGAGTCACGCAGATCCGACTTCTGCGGACGCTTCTCGGCCCGGTGTTCTGATTGGCGGTTCAGTTGCGCCAAGGCGATGACGGGGATCTCCAGTTCCTTCGCCATCGCCTTCAGGCCGGCGGAGATCTCCGAGACCTCGGTCTGCCGGTTCTCGCCCCGGCGCACTGGAGACATCAGTTGGAGATAGTCGACCGCAACCAGACGTAGATCCCGACGCTGCTTCAACCGCCGAGCCGACGCCCGAATCTGCGCGATCGTCAAGCCGGAGCGGTCGTCGATGGACAGGGGTGCATCGGACAGCATCTCCAGCCGATGCGAGATCCGCTCCCACTCTT